CGCCGCGACAGTCGAGCTCCATACGACCGACATCGGGCCCGGAACAAGCAAGCGTAAGGGTGCGAAAGCCGATGGCACGCGAGTGTCAATGACTGTTTCGCACAGCGTCTCGAAAGAGAACGCTCCTTACGTGACGGACCGGACACTTATTCGATACGATTTGACTCGTACCGATGTAGTGACCGGAAAGCCCGTTACCCTGAGTACATACGTCGTTACTGCCCTCCCACAGGGCGGTACGTTTACTCCTGAAGAGGCAGCACAGGCTGCGGAATCGATGGCCTGCTTCGTACTCCAAGGTGGAGTACGGGTCGGCGGTTCGGCTCCGCGGTACGGTGATGCCGTGGATGGAGATACTACTCTCCGGCTTCTTGCCGGCGAGGCGTAATACTCGGGAGCTCCGTGGAAACGGAAGCGACCTGTTACTAGTTCGTTCAGTTGGCTGGCCAAGAGTATTACCTATATGGGAATACATAATAGCCTGGGGGTATATACCCAGATCCTAGAGCGACTGGTGACAGACATAGCAATCGTGTTTGCATACACTACTCAGAAAACACTAAACCTGTGTCTCAAGAAATTGAGATCCAGGGTTCGCCAGGAAGGATTTTCGTTTTTAACGAAAACCCTTCCTACCTTTGGAAAGGCCTTTGACAAGGCCCTACAAGGGGAAGAACCGTTCTCTCCTCCTGGGTTTCGAAAGAAACCTGGGAGGTCAACTCCACATTTTTTGTGGTGGTTGACAGAACGTGTGTTCGACGAGCGTGGTTTCATTCGCAGTGATGCGGATGTAAACGCGATTAGGCACGTTAGGCAGATTACACAGCTGTTATATAAGCTGGAACTACCGTCAAATGAAGCGAGTACCCAAAAAGTCCTCACTACATTCGTTGCGGTCAATCAAGAGCTTAAAAAACTTGAGATTGACCCACGTGATGCAATTATTAAGCGGGCTCGCGTACTCGTTACGCGAGCTTTATCGGGTCTATGTCCGTTGGAAATAATTCCTGGACATGGACCTGGTGCTGTTGCGACTGGTGAGAGAGGGGGCGAGAAATCGTCCTTCTCCCGACTGTATAGAGATTTAGAAGCGTTTGGATACTCCTTTACGGAGTATTTTCACGTTTCGATGTCCCACACGGTTGACCAGTTGCATCAGTTGGCTTCCCTCGAAGAACTCGAGACGGGCACGGCGAAAGTCGTGCTCGTTCCGAAGGACTCGCGGGGCCCCCGTTTGATATCCTGTGAACCACTTGAAAAACAGTGGATTCAGCAAGGCCAGCGCAAGGCGCTGTACCATCATATTGAGAGTCGTTGGTGGACGTCTGGTCATGTGAACTTCACTGACCAGTCGATAAACCGTAGGCTTGCGCTCGAGTCTTCAAAAACTCAGAAGCAAGTGACTCTAGATATGAAGGATGCATCAGACCGCGTGTCACTGCAGCTCGTGGAGCAACTGTTTCGGGGTACCTCTTGGTACTCCGCACTGTTGGCTTCACGGTCTGGTTATACACGCCTGCCTGACGGGACCGTTGTTGAGCTTAGTTCATTCGCGCCCATGGGGAGTGCAGTTTGCTTCCCCATTGAGGCGTTAGTGTTCTGGGCTCTTACGGTCAGTTCGATAGTGTCGTGCACGCAGAAGAAGATGAGGGAAACCTTATCTTCCGTTTACGTGTACGGCGATGATATCATATGCGATCGGGAAGACTA